TGCTGATAAAATTGGTAGAACACCTCTTGGACAATTAAGTAGAATTGGTGTTGCCTCACTTGACGTCATAAAAAATTTACCCACTCCTCTTAATTTAGCAAGAAAAGGAATTGAGTTTGCAAAACAAAAAGAATTAGAAAAACAAAGACAACAAGAAGCAATCGCTAGAGATCTTGCAAGATCAATACAACAACAAAACATAGCAAATAGAACAGGTGGTTATCAATCAAGCTTTGGAGGAGACAGAGATTTTATGGGCGGTAGAGGCACAGCTGCAGAGATGGGTTCCTTTAAAGACGGCGGCCTCGCTACAATGTTCACTAGGAGAAGATAGTGACTGACAGAAACGTAATTTTACCAGTAACAGCTAGAGACTTTAGTCAGTATGGGGCACCTCCTGGTTCTAAATTTAAAATTATTTTTAGAAAAGATCAGCCTGATTATTTAAAAGATTATAGTGGGACTAAATTTTATAAATCGGAAACAGCAGCTAATAATGCTTTAACTAAAAGAAGCAAATTAATTGCAGATACAAAAACAGCAAAACTTAAACCACCAACACCAGCTAAAGCAGATAAATTTTTAGTCAAAGTTGGGAGTCCAACAAAAACAAATAATGTTATAAAACAAAAATTTAAGGAAGTAATAGGTAGTAAAAATGTTCCAAGCACTTACAAACCAACAGGAGTAACAAAAGATTTATACAGAGCTAGTATTCAAGTTGGAAACAAAACAGTTTTATCTACTGAATTTGGATCTAAAGCAGACGCTGTTGCTGCTGTAAAAGATTATAGAAAAACAAATCCAATAAAAAATCCTCCACCTGATCTTAAAACTTTAGACGAAAGAAAAAAGAAAAGATATCTAGATAAAAAAATAAGACAATCTGATATTGCAGCAAAAGGAGGAATACCAGAAGGTGGTGTGTTTAAAGGGGATCCTCAAATTCATAAAGGACACGCAGGAAATATTAAAGGCACACAATTAATTACTGGAGACAAAGTTATAAGAACCCCAGCTATAATTAATCAAATGATGGCTGGAGAAGCTGGTGATGTTGCTAAAACTAGATTCACAGATTTAGATTTTAAAATTAGAAAAGCAGAAGAAAAAATAACTGATATTAAAAACAGCAATAAATCTATTACTAAAAAACAAAAATTACTTGCAGCAGAAGATGATAAATTAATTCAATATGCGGCACAATCAGATGGTTATAAAGTTGTTAAATTAAGTGACGGTAAAGAATTTAGGTTACCTGGTAAAAGTTTACAAACCATAGATCCTTTTGATGATTATCCAGGAATGACAGAGGTGGAAATAAATAAAGAATTAAGAAAATATTTTACGGTTGATAATAAATTAAAACCGAACTGGGCAAAACAAATAGCGGATGGAACAATTAAAATAGAAGATGTAGAAGCAATTAAAAAAGGTGGCATATTCATGGAAAATATGAACCTATCAAAAGATGTAGCAAAAAATAATTTAGAAAATATTAAAACCATTTATGCAAATGAACCAGATGGTTCTGCTTTTAGAAAAGCAATGGAAAAAAGAGTTAACTGTGCAGATGGTTGTTTTTTAAAAGTAGCAAATAAAAATCCTGAAAGAATTGCAAAATTATTATCAACAGGTCAAGTTATAAAAGCATCCGAATTACCAAGACCCGATGATGCTATTAGACGAGATATGTTTAAAGAAACAAACATAAGATGGAATAATGACATCGGTGCATTTGTAACTCCAAACGAAGATATTGCATCACAAGCTGATATTAAAAAATACATTGCAGAAAACCCAATAGAAGTAAAAGCAGGAGAGACACCATTAAAACCTGCAACTAACAAAAGTGTTTTAGCTAACGTAGGTAGAACTATGGCAGCTGTTGGAGCTCCATTACCTACAGCGTTAATAGACTCATACTTTATAGGTCAACAAGTAAAACAAGGCAAAGGTACAGCAGAGATTGCAAGCAACCCATTAAACTGGTTAGGTCTTGCAACTATGGAACCTCTAACAAAAGCTGCAGGTATTGCAGAAGGTGATGGTTTGAAGAAGGTATTGAGATTAGGATTGAATCCTGCTACAATTAGAGGTATAAGTAGGTTCGCAGGTTTACCGGGACTTGCAATAAGTACGGCTATGACTGCATATGATCAGTATGAAAAATACAAAGATGGAGAGGGATTCATCTACAAACTATTTAATAAAGAGGGAACCTAATAGATGGCTACAATAGACAAACCACTTCCAAATACAAATATTACCGAAACAGTTGTTAAAGTTCCAAAACAAGAAGAATTAATTCAAGAACGAGATGAGATTATCGAAAAGAAAAATCAACAAGGTAACATTGAAGTTACCATGGATGAAGAAGGTGGTGCTGAAATTGCTTTTGATCCAAGAGCAGTTGCAGACGAAGGTGGTCAAGACCATTATGAAAACCTTGCAGATTTTTTAGGTGAAGATGTTTTAGAACCACTTGGTGCTAAAATGGTTGACCAATACAACGAGTACAAAGAGTCTCGAGGTGATTGGGAAGAAACTTATAGAAACGGATTAGAACTTTTAGGATTTAAATATGAAAGACGAACGGAACCTTTTAGAAACGCTTCTGGTGTCAATCACCCTGTTCTTGCGGAAGCAGTTACGCAATTTCAAGCGCAAGCTTATAAAGAGTTACTCCCAGCTGATGGACCAGTACGAACGCAAATAATGGGAACAGTTGATGTTCCACGTGAAGAACAAGCAAAGCGTGTTAAAGATTTTATGAATTATCAAATCATGGATCAAATGAAGGAATACGAGCCTGAGTTTGACCAGATGCTTTTTTATCTCCCTCTTAGCGGCTCTACCTTTAAAAAAGTATATTACGACTCCCTCTTAGGTAGAGCCGTGTCTAAATTTGTACCAGCAGAAGATTTAATTGTTCCATACTCTGCAAATAGTTTAGAAGATGCAGAGTCTATAATTCATGTAATTAAAATATCTGAAAACGAATTAAGAAAACAACAGGTGTCTGGTTTTTACAGAGATGTAGAATTAGGAACACCTCCTGTAACAACAAATCAATTACAAGATAAAAAATTAGAATTAGAAGGAATTGCTAAAGATGGTCAAGAAGATCAATACACTTTATATGAAATACACACTAACTTAGATCTAGAAGGTTATGAAGATATGGGTGGTGATGGTGAACCGACAGGAATTAAACTACCTTACGTTATAACTGTTGCACAAGCAGGCAGCACAGTTTTGTCAATTAGAAGAAATTACAAACCAGATGATCCATTAAAAAGAAAAACAAATTACTTTGTGCAATTTAAATTTTTACCTGGCACAGGATTTTATGGTTTTGGTTTAATTCACATGATTGGTGGATTAACAAGAACTGCAACTGCAGCTCTTAGACAATTATTGGATGCCGGAACTTTAGCTAACTTACCATCTGGATTTAAATCTAGAGGTATTAGAGTTAGAGATGATGCACAACCTTTACAACCTGGAGAGTTTAGAGATGTAGATGCCCCTGGTGGAAACATCAAAGATCAGTTTATGCCTTTACCTTTTAAAGGACCTGATGCAACTTTATTACAATTAATGGGTATAGTTGTAAACGCAGGTCAACGTTTCGCGGCCATCGCTGATATGCAAGTTGGCGATATGAACCAACAGGCTGCAGTGGGTACTACAGTGGCGCTATTGGAACGTGGATCGCGGGTAATGTCAGCAATACACAAAAGATTATATGTAGGATTAAAACAAGAATTTAAATTATTAGCAGAAGTATTTAAAACTTATTTACCACCAGTATATCCTTACGATGTACCGGGTGCTAGACGTGAAATTAAAGTACAAGACTTTGATGACAGAGTAGATATTCTACCTGTTGCAGATCCAAATATATTTTCACAAACACAAAGAATTAGTATGGCACAAAGTCAATTACAATTAGCGCAATCTAATCCTAAAATTCATAATTTATATCAAGCTTACAGATCAATGTATGATGCATTAGGTGTAAAAAACGTAAATTCTATTTTACCACCGCCTGCTCCACCACAACCAATGGACCCGGCGTTAGAAAATATTATGGCAATCAATGGAAAACCTTTTCAAGCTTTTCCTGGTCAAGACCACAAAGCTCACATTGATGCACATTTAAGTTTTATGTCTATTGCAATGGTGCAAAATAATCCAATGGCAATGATGGCGTTACAAAAAAACATACTTGAGCACATTTCTTTCATGGCACAAGAACAAATTCAGTTAGAATTTGTAGAAGAAATGCAAGAAATGCAAACGTTACAACAACAATTAGGACCAATGATGCAAAATCCTATGATGATGCAACAAAATCCTGTTGCAATGCAGGGTGCACAACGTATTCAACAGATAACTTCACAGATAGAATCACGAAAAGCTAAGTTAATTGCTGAAATGATGATTGATTATGCAAAAGAAGAGGACAAAATTACTGGTGATGCAGGTGGAGATCCGTTATTAAAATTAAAATCTAGAGAATTAGACCTAAAAGCAAGAGCAGATCAAGAGAAAAACGAAAATGCAGAGGC